TAGATGCCTCCAGATGGGAGTTAGCCTCAGCGTCAAACCAGATGGCATCACTATTGTTCAGGACTACCTTGCCCTGCAAGATGTCTAGGCTGTCGTTGACGGGAATTTCGATCTGATGAGCTAGCTCACTATCAACGCCACCAGACCTCACTATATTTACTGTTACCCATGAACCCGCACTCGCATGAATATTAGAAACGGTTACGCCAATTAAAGTAATAACCTCTGAACCACCAGCCGTTAAGGCAGCAGCATCGGTTGTCGTGATGGCATAACCTTTGCCTGTTAATACATCTGCCATATCAGCCTCCTAGTGCCAATGCTAATCCAATTCCTACAGCGCCTAAACTCTCTCGCGCTGTTGTGCCACTTTCGTATGCAAAAGCTCCTGAGCCAGTACCTACGAGAAACTCTCCGTCACTACTGACAGGACCAAGGGTATCCAGGTCTTGTAAGACACCATCAACTGCTATTGTGCCAGTGGTTGTGATTGCGGAGAACGAGAAACCGTCGCCAGCGTTGATTTGAGTTACAGTCCCTGATCCAGAACCATCTGCACCTGATGGCACGAACGTTAGACCAATACTATCAGCGTCAGAAATCGTGCCAACGGTCAGAACATGAGTAACGGTGACTTTCGAATAAGTCGAGGCAGAGGAAACGGCTCCAGTCACCTTGTAGACAAGGATGGCATTGGTCGTTCCATAACTCGCAATGTAGATGTATCCTCGTGCTGCTGTATTGCTAACGTCATCAAATGTATCAACCCATGAGTTTACAGATACGCCACCAGCTTCAACGTCATCAATATATAAAACAGTCGCACTGGACGGCGTACCATTGTTAAGCCAGACCTTTCCAACGCCTTGATCCGTATCTGTAGTAGTACTTTCAAATGCGAACTTAACGCCGTTCTCTGGGGCATTGTTATCGGTATAGGCTTTGATTGACTGTTGAGTCGCAAGCGCAACGGCTGAGTTGCTACTCATAGTGTCTTCATCGAGAATCCCAGCGGTAATCGTAGCACCGGCATTCAAGCCAAGTGACGTAATCCCAGCTAGAGTGCCTGACGTTGCTGTAAGTGCACTGCACTTAAATGGTGCATAGGCATAGGTAATATTTCCAGTGCTTGAACCAGTTGCAGTGGTTGTCCCAACAACAAAATAATCTCCACTTTCATCCCAGCCCAGGAATCCATTGTCTCCTGTCGAACCACGTTCAAAAATAAGGCCGAGGTCGTTTGCATTGGATGAGGCACCCGTGTTCAACTCAATAAGCGGGTCTTTAATCACCGTGTTGGTGCTGTCCACGGTGGTCGTGGTGCCGTTTACCGTCAAGTCACCAGCGATGGTCAGGTCCGCGCCAACGTCGATGTTAGCAGTAGTCTGAATGGAGTCTACCCAAAGTTTCAACCACCTGACGCCCGTCGATCCCAAACTGTCTGTACTATCGGTGTCCGAAAGAACATCACCGCCGTGTGTAGTAGTACCGATAACGTGCAACTTTTTGGCTACACCTAATCCGCCATCGGTATGTATCGAGCCAGTGGTGCCACTGGTGGATTCAGTGGTGTCATCGACAGAGACAACAGCACCAGCAGTAAACTGACCAGTAGTTGATATAGTAGTAAAGGAAGCATCTCTAGCTGTATCACCACCTAATATGCCATCTAGGTTAGTAGAGTTAACATCAGTAGATGTCAATGTGGTAATAGTCTGTGATGTAGCTGTGCCGCCAACTACACCATTAATCGCAGGAGCAGTTAACGTCTTATTAGTAAGTATCTGACTACCTGTAAGAGTAACTACTGTACTATCAATGGCTACACTAGGATTACCACTAACGCCATCACCATTAGTCAGATCAATACCAGTACCACCCACAATTGTCCTATTAGTGAATGTACCAGTGGCAGTCTTAGTTACTAATCCATTACCTGTACCCAGTACCCCATCAAGAAGATCGCTACCATCAAGGAGTGTAACAATATCACCAGCAGTAACATCTGCATCATAAGATAGAGCAGTTGTAGCTTGCAGATTATCCGATGTATACGATGTCTGAACAACTCCATACCTATCTCCGTCAAGTACAAAGTCATTGGGACTATACTCAGTGTTCTGAGCATACGCACCTTTACTATTTGTTTCTACACTAACATTCTGCCAGTAAGTAGGATTAGTAGTTCTATCAGTAGCAAACGTACCTGTACTGGCAGTAGTATGAGCAACCAATACTTCATAGATTAAATCTAAGTCTGCATCAATATACCGATTACCTACTGTAACAGCTAAAGCATTCTCCCAAGCACCTTGGACATTACCAATAGAGATGAACCTAGCCATAAGCGCATCAACGATGTGCCAATTGTTATGCTCATCAGTATGCCACGGTATAGTGTCAAACTCAGTGAGATTAAAATTGTAGTTTGTGGTTGTATCAGTAGCAGCCATTACACTATCCTTACGTGATATCTACTTCTGTACCCACTACCTGACAATTCATCTCATTCATGGCAGTAGTAGCAATGGTGTAACTAATGATGTCACCAGCACTTAAGTAGTAATCAAAGGGTGCAGAAGCAACAGTCAATAATGCAGTAGCACCAGTAGGTGCAGCAGTGATTGAGTTATCTTGGATCAAGATCGTACTGGTAGAATGAAAGAACTCTACAGTTATAAGGTTAAGCCAAGAAGCTACCAACATGCCATTAACTGTAAAGGCAAGATCACCATTACTGTCAGAACCAGCTTTGCCTACCCATTGAATACGAACTTTAGCAGCTTTACCGGATGGGCATGTGTATACAGCAGTAGTACCAATGGTAACTGTTGTTGCTTCTCCGAGAACTCCAATAATATCGGCCATTATCTTCTCCTATATACTAACATCGCCACGCGCAATCTTCCACGCGAGTCGAGTCTTACGTTGCATTTCAGTGATCTCATTCTTAATCACTAACATTTGTGCACGAAACGTAGCCTTACTAACTTTTACGTTATCAGCAGGGAACGTACTATCTACAGCACTGGTCATGGTTATCTCCTTGGTGAGCCAGTTAAATAGGCAAGAGTGATAGAAACAAACTTAAGTGCTTTGGTAGCATCACCAGACATACGGAGTTTCTGCAACTTGTACTTAGCTGTCCAAGCATATAGCTTCTCCAAACGTGTAGGTCTGCCACCACCAAAGTCTTCACCAAACTCATCAGCACCAAAGCCTGGACTATCACCACCTTCGAATACCATACTCAAGGTGGGGTCTAGGACTTCTTTATAAAACCCTAGGGAATCACTAAATTTCAATGGATCTTCTAACCAGTCTTCACCAAGATCAGAACTGTCCAGATAAATGTTATCTGTAAACATCTCTACAGTAAATCTATTGTCACCTACTGTATCAAAGTTGATATACCTACTACCTTTAGTAAGGAATCTGTTCTTATTATCTGACCACGGTAGTTCCCAAATAAACTTAATAGGGATACCACTGTCAGTACTACTAGCTACAGGGTTATGTCCTGTGTAATCAGTATAAGGAGTTTCATCATCAAACATCTCTTGATCACCCATGTAATCAAGATAGATTATATTGTCTGCATTAGTAGGTTCACCTAACTGAAATATCTGTGTGCCTTCTACAAGAAAGATAGTCTTAAGAGCAGAACGACAACCACAAGTGAACTTCCAATTACGCCAATCGTGCCATGCTTCAATCTTTAACTTCTCATTACTCTTATATACAAAGCATCTGTACTCTGTAATCTCAGCAGCAGCAACAGCATTAGGAATGAACAACATGTAGTTGTTATTAGCACTATCCCATACACTCCATACCCTATCTTCTAGGGCAAAGGTATTATTTACAGTCTCAACAGAGGCATGATACTCAGGATCAATGAGGTGGGACTGTCTATCACTGGTCACACTACCAGTAAACAATGCACGACTAACAGAGGATACCCCGTTAACATCACCAAAGATCATATCCTCGCCAATGGTCTGTATGATCCTATGAGACAATGCTCCAACGTTTTGCATAGCATCATCAAAGACGGGAGTGTGGTTAGCATCATCATCGAAGACTGCAAGAGCACCGGGAAGGATTACATCCTCAAACATGATCATAATCTTATCACGGAACCTACCCATACCCTTAATAACTTGTGAGCCAATAGGAACACGTGAACCTAGATCAATGTTAACTGCATCATTAGGAGAAGGATCACCTAACCATGTGCCACCAACGTCAGTAGCAGAGATAAAGATAATAGATTCTTGTCCACCAGCCAGAGAACCTGCCATTACTAAGAACCTGCCATGTGCAATTACATAACGACAGATAGGGGTATTCACATTAGATAGTGTAGCTAAATCTCTTAGATATATAGCAACCATAGAGGAATTAATCATAACAGGTTTATTCACCCCATTACATATAATTAACTCTCCATTGAATACAGCAAAGGAACAAAATATAGTAGTGGCCCAACCATCAGGACTGCCTATTTGGCTTCCTGCAATTTCTTGACTCCATAGAGTAGTAACAGTACCATTGGCATCTACTGATACCATGCCACCGTTACGACCAACAGCTACAATGAATCCATTGAAGTATTCAACACCTACAATCTCATCTAAGTAGTCTTCTGTCTCAGCAAACAACATAGTACCTGGACGTACTTCATTAGCACCATCAATACCACGTTGCATGTTCTCTAGTATTTTAGAGAACTTAGTATCTAGGTTTAGATCATTATCTACAACATTCCATCCACCAGAGAAGTCTCTGATAGTAGCATCAAGTAATACGTTAGAACGTTGTACTTGTGCTGATCTACCTTGGGGACCAGTTGGGAATAAGAATGTATCCATTAGGGTAATGCTGTAAAGCTAAACGTAGTTGGTAAGGCTGTACCAGGGTCAAGGCTAATAGGAGCAGAGTTAAAGGTATTCTTTAATTGCTTCACTCTAGCTTCGAACAGTAATTGGAACTTCTGTGTAGCATTAGGATTTGTACCATCGTCTTCTAAGTAATCAAACACAGCACCAAGGATTAGAGCTTGATCATCAAAGTCAATCTCATCTGTAGATACAAATGTATCTGGCTTAGTACGATACTGTACAATAATATCACCAGTAGAAGTCTTAGGCCAAATCTGGAATACTCTGGTCACTTTATTAGAGGCAGTAGGACCAAGAGATTCGTAATGAATAGGAGTAGTACCAGACAACTCAAATGGGTTAGTGGTAATTGCAGATATCTTAGTTAATGGAGTGTTACTATTCTCAGGAAAGACTACACGTATGTCTTCAAAACGTTTAAGTAACTCTGTAACATCTGTCGTAATGACACCAAGAGTACCATCTAGGGTCCATGTTGCCCAAGTAAGAAATTGAGGCCAAAAGACCTCTTCGAATAGAACATCAAACTTATGTTGGACCATTTCAGCTATACGATCTTCTGCATAAGTTTGAACGCCAGTACCAGCTACCATAGATAGTCTATCAGCTATACGGTCGATTAATGTAGATAATGTTGCCATGAATTAATAACCAGCCAGAATAGGCATGATACTTCCTTATCAGTACAGTAGTGGCCGGGAGAGTGAAGGGGAGGCCAAGACTCTCCCGACCTATCTTCTATGCCTAGCCGCTAAAGTGCTCGACACCGTGAAGATCACTTGTGTTACACAAGTAACGAATTTCACTGACAATGGAACCATTACTAGCCGACGCCGCATCGAACGTGCCACGGGGATCACCCGTAGTCGCTGTCTGAGGATCAGTAGTAATAGCCGCTGTAAGTGCACCAGCCGCAACAACACCGTC